TACCATCTCCTGCCGCAGCGGCTGCATCAGGAACTGCTCAAGCCCGTCCAATTCGACCCCGACCCAAACCGGGTCGAAGCGCTCGGCGATGTCGAATGCCAGGGCGACGATCTCGTCGGGCAGGAGGAGCTGCGCGTCGGCGCCCCATACCACCAGGCGGTTGTTGACCCAGGACCACACGGCCCAGCCGGTCGAGGCGCTGCCCCGCCCCACCGTGCGGGCGGGGTCGATCATCGCGTAGACCGGCTGCCAGGTACGCTCGCGGGGGCTCACCCGGATCATCTCGCGGGTGAAGACGCGATCGGCCTCGCTGAAGACCTGGCACATCATCTCGCGCTGCCAGATGGCGAGCTCGCCGACCCGCTCGTACCCGGCCCTCTCCCGGTCCACCTTTGCCAGCGGCCAGACCTCCGGCCAGGTCGCCACCCGCTCGCCCCGCTCCCCCAGCCGCTCGACGGGGTAGATCTTGGTGGGCCAGCCCCACTCGTTCATCAGCTGGACGGGCAGGCTCTCGGCGTCCATCGGGGTCGCCCGGATGCGGACCCGCCGGTCCGGCGCGCAGGCCGGCAGCAATTCCGAGAGGAACCAGCGCAGGGTCTTCCTACGCTGCTCCGGGGTCTGCACGCTCTCCGGGCTCTCGACATCGTCCACGAAGACGAAATCGGGACGGTGGTCGAGGTGCTTGATGCCGCGGATGGCCTGGTCGCGGCCGATCGCCTGGATGCAGACGTCGAGGTTCGTCACCAGCTTGGTCTGGGTCCAGGGATCGGATTTCAAGTCGCCGAAGATGTTGACGATGTGCTGGTTCTGGGTCAGCTCATAGGAGATCGAGGCCAGCCGCTCGGCGGCGCGGGCCTCGCTCGAGGAAACGATGATGATGTTGCGGTAGACGCGCAATACCGCCGCGAGCGCGATGTCCTCCTCGCCCAGCGTCGATTTGGCGGAGCCCCGGAAGGCCATGCAGATCGTGTAGGGGTCGCTGGACCAGAAATCCGCGACCAGCGCCTCGTGAAATTCCGCCGGCCCGACATAGACCCCGCCATGCGCGTGCCGGTTCCGAAAAATGATCTGGTGCGCCTTCCACTTGTCGGCGGCGAGGATGCCCAGGATCTCCGCCCGAGCGTCGGCAACCTGCTGCGCGTCAGGCGCGCTATTTGCTTTCACGGTAGTTTTCTAGGACGCGCGGCTGGCACCAGCAGTCCGGGCTGGCGATGTGGGGGCGGGCCTCCACGACCTCCTCCTCATCCTCCGCCTCGAAGGAGGGATCCACATCATCCTCGCCCACCGTGCTGTCCGGGTCGCCGTTCACCCGCTCATCCGGCAGGTCGTCCGGCCCGCCGGCCTCTGTAAACGATCTCATCGCAGCCCCCGCTTGGCCGCCGCCTCCGCTACTAGGCGCTGCAGCACGTCCATGCCCAGGGTCACGCAGGCAGGGGTCGCCATCGCCACCCGGAACAGCTCGTCCACGCTCCGCGCGCCGGATTGCTGCAACGCGGCAGCGCACACCAGCGCGTCCGATTGCTGCTGCGCCGTGCAGGCGGACAGCAGCAGGGCGGCAACAGCCGCAGCCGCGGCCCTCATTCCGCCGCCTCCCGGCCATACGGCACGGTAATGGCCGCGGCCTTGCGCCGGGCCGGCATGGTCCGCACGACCTGGCACTTGACCTCGTGCTTGCAGCCGGCCGCCTCCAGTGCGCTCGACAATTCCTCGATGCCCTTGACTACGGCCGGGTTCGCCAGAGCCTTGGCTCGTTCCAGCTCACTCTCCGGCGCATCTCCGATAAACAACAGCTCGATCCGGTGGCCCATATCGTCTCCAGTTCTGACAAGGACACGATTATAGCTGGGAGCGGGCAAAAAGAAAGGCCCGGAACGGGGAGCCCGGGCCTTCCTCTGGGGAAAATCCCCTATTGACAGACAGGAGACTTGTCGCCAACCTTGGGTCTCGTCACCGGAGGTTGCGGCTCCTCGGAGACCCGAGTGTCAGATACAGCATCACCCCCCAGAAATCAAGAGCCACCCACCCGCTGGGCCATCGAGTGGCATTCTAGAAGCCGCCTCGACGGCGACCGGCGATTTTTCATGTGGAATGGGACGGTCCCGCACCTCTTTAAGACGCGCGAAGCAGCCAGGCAATTCCGCACCGCCCGCTGGGGGTATATTGCCAAGCGAGGAGACCTCGGAGCCGAGCCTCATGGCTGGTCCGTCCCGCGCGTCGTCAAGGTCCGCGTCGATCTGGTACCGGTGAGTGCGGCGTGAGCCGAGCCGACGACGAGAAAGCCATTGCCGAATGGCTGGCGACGAACCAGCCCAAGGCATTGCCCGCCCGCGTCGCCGCTCCCGCGCTCTCGAAACACGTCAAACGCCGCCGGGGCCGCAAAGCGCCAAAGATCGAAGGTAGGCCGATCGAGAGCGCCGTCCTCGGGAAGAACGTAGCCCCGAGCGAGGCTACCGAACCCAAGATCATCAAACAGCTCAACCGCCGCGCCACGAACTGGCTCGGCACCAACGACCCGTTGCGCGAGGCCGAGCGAAAAAAAGCCGAGCGCGCCGAACGTCAGGCCGAACGTCAAGCCCGCACCAACCCGAAACTCGTCGCCGGCTACCGGCGCGCCGTCATGAGGGCTCACACCTAGCGCCGGGAGAGATGGCTTGGAGGGGGCAGGACCCTCAGCCGTGTGGAGTTAACCGCTCCCCTCAGCCGCCGCACAGAACCTACCCCACCTCCCTGGGAAACCTAGGGGGGGTTTGGGGGGGTATGGAAGGGCACCAGGTAAACTGCCGCTTTAGCGGCTCCTACCGAGTACGAGCCCGATAGGGCGGAGCGAGTGCTTCCGCATGAAATGCCTTCAGGAGGAGGACGCTGCGACAGCAGCCTCATCCTCCGGTGACAACGTGTGTTGCTAGATGTAAGATGCTCGCCGTGCTGGCGGCAGCTCAGAGGACAGTGGCCGATGTCGATGGCCGGTGCCGTGCGTAGAGAAGGCAATTTCCAAGCTGCAACAGTTCGGAAGTGGGAACAGGTGATGACCGGTTTCGAAAATCGTCAGCGGTTCGGAAGAGGGGAATCAATTTCCACCGACCCCCTCCCGAGCCGTCCGAAATTCCCGAACGGAACGGTGAGAAAAACTAACCTGTCGGCTCGAGCGCCGATCGGAATAGATGAACGGAAACAATGAGTTAGCAGACCAGACCGAGGTTGCTAACACGAGTTCCAGACGTATGGCTTGACGTAGATCGTCTCCTCCTTCTGCAACGCTCTCACTCGTCACGGCTCGATCCGATGCCGCAGCCGTCCGGTAACGGGCAGCCGCCGGTGCCGCATGCATGGCGGCTACCTGACCGGCGGGTATCGCGGCGGCTCCACCAAGCCGGCCACTGCCGCGCGTGCGCGCAAGGTTACGCTGCTGCACGCTCTCGGGCTTCGGTGGTATGGTGGAGCGCCCCGGAAGCCGGCCAAGGTTAGAACGATGGTGGATGATGCTCGCGAGAAGCTCACAGACGACATCGTGACGATCGTGGAGGCTCTGCCTGGGCTGAGCGGCGCAGGGGAGCAATTGGGGCGTGCGGCCGTCAAGGGGCTGGGACGGCTCGAGCAGATTCTCGACATGGAGTTGGACGAGCACGATCCGAAGCAGATGCGGCTCATTGGGGATATGGCGTTGGGCGTGTGTAAGTTGTTCCAGCGGGCAGCCGAGGGGGCATTCAGGGCGCAGGAAGGCTCGCAGCTGATACAGCTTCTGGAACAGCTGAAAGCCCAGCAGATCAGTGGCACGGCTGCGCCGAAGCCGGACAAGTAGGGCTAAGCGTTGCGATCGGCGAGCAGGCTCAGCACGTAGGCCGCGTATTTGGGCACGGGCAATTTGCCCTGCGCCCATTTGTTGACCGTCTGCGGCAGAACGCCTAAGCGCTCCGCAAGGGAGCGCTGGCTAAGGTTGAGGGATTTGAGGGCGGCACGAAGCTCGGGGCCGGTCATAGTTCTTGAAATTCCGCCACTCTCCGTATTTCGATATAGCCCATTGCGATTGTGGTGTCGCAGACATCGCGATCGGTGACCGTCTGGCCCATGAACTGATGCTCGGCAACGTAGCGGGTTTGAACGAGTGCGCCGGCCGCGTTGTAGGTTTTGAGGACATCAACCACGGTGCAGAGCTTGGGGCTTTTGCCGCGGGTTTTGAACTGAGTGCCGATTGCGTAGGTCATCTACCGCTCCCTGTCTGACAGACCCAAGATATGCACTTAAAGCTCATTCGTCAATAGGCCAGTCGGACCAAAGCGGCAAAAAATAATCGCGGTCTCTGCGCTTTTCTGTTGACGCTTGGTCTCTGCAATATCATTCTGGCTCCAGACAGACAGACGGAGCCGAGCAGATGACACGCGACGAAATCCTCGAAGGCATCGCTGCGATGCAACGCATTCAGCGCGCCAACCCGCCAAGCTCCGAAACCTGGCAGAGGGCGTCCAAGACGCTGCATCGGCTCGTCACGTTGCTGACGGGCAAACCGCCAGCAGACGCGCGTGGCTAATTCATCACTTTTGGACGGAGACAGCAGATGACAAGCGTATGGGACGAGACCAAGCCGGTTTGCGAATGCCCGGCATGCCGCTATCCGTTCCAAGGGGAAAAGTGCCCCAATCCTGGCTGCGATCTTAACCTCTCGGAAGCGGCTAAGGCTGCTCGGGCGGAGCGCAAGCGGCTGGATGACGAATGGACCGCGAATTTCCGCCGCTTCTATCACCGGCGATAACGGGGAGCCAGGCAGATGACCGAGCGCAACCTCAGCATGTCCGTTGGCCGCGACTACCGGACCGGCAGCCAATACGAATACGTGATCTTCGAGAACGAGGAAGTCGTGAAGCGCGAGGGGTTTTTCAAAACCTCGACCCAGGCCAAGCGCGCCGGCCTCAAGGCGGCTCAGGCCATCATGGAAGCGGCAGCCTAGCCCTATCCAATTTTACCCGCGCCTCGGGGTTCTGGGGCGGAGAGAACGAAAATGCTCGATCAACCGATTGCCATCGAATACACGCCCGTAACGATCTGGGCGCAGAAGCCATCGGGCTACGTAATCTATCGGGGACCGTCATTGCTGGACGGTGCGCCGATCGTCGTCATTGCCACGGTCAAGAGCCGCAATGGCAAGACCGGGAACATGGTCCAGACTTGGGTCATGCGGGCGGATGCGCCGCCGATGGTGGTGTCGGCCCATGGTTTGGATGCGAGCGTGTGCGGCGCCTGCCCGCAC